CCAGGCTGCTGCCACCAGCGCGGCCCAGGCGGCACAGGGCGCGATCGCCGCTGGCGCCGCCCTGTGGGTGTCCGGCCAATCGTATGCATTGCCCGCTGCCGTGGTCGACCCGGTGACGATGTTCTTGTACCGCAAGCGCACGGCGGCCAGCTCGAGCACAACCCCGCCTCGCAGCGATCCGACGAACTGGAAAAATATCTCGGTCATTCCGCCGGCCACGGGCGTGCTCGGCAGTAGCGGCGGAATATTTACGTGGGACTTGTCCGCCATCCAAATCGCCACTCTGACCCTCATTGGCAATCAGACGATGACCGCCCCGACCAATCTGGCCGCAGGTACTTACGTGCTGCACGTTAAGCAAGATGCGACCGGTGGCCGGACGCTGACGTTCGACCCCGTGTTTTGCTTCATCGAAGACGTGCCGCCGCAGATCGACACCGGTCCGAACCGCCGCACCATCCTGTCATTCATTTGCGACGGCGTGAACTTGTACGGCTCGTACCTACCGGGGTTCACAAAATGAGCCTGCTCGCACTTCTACTGCCGCGCACCGTCGTGCTCAAACCAGGCGACGCGGTCAACTACAACATGCGCGCCGCCGCCGGCAACCTGGTCGGCCCAGCCGTGGTCATCTGCCTGGCCGAGGGGGCGATCACATCGACGAACAGCACGCTGCCGGCATTCACGACCGGCGACGGCTGGGGCGCCGGCAGCGTGCTCATGCTCATCAATAAAGGCACCATCACCGGCGCGCAGGGCACTTCTGGCGCGAACGGGGCCGGCGACACGGGAACGCATGGGGCTGGCGGCGGTGGCGGGCTGGGGGATGCTGGCGGCACGGGCAATTCAGGGCAGGCGGGTCAGGGCGGCGGCAACGGCGCGGCTGATAACGGAGGCCCTGGAGCGGCCGGCGGCGCCGGCTTGCGCGCCACGCGCGCGATCATCCTGCGCAACAGCGGGACTATTGCCGGCGGCGCTGGTGGCCTGGGCGGCGTGGGCGGCGTGGGCAGCGGCGGCAGCGGCGGCGGTGGCGGCGGTGGTGCAGGCGGTGGCGTTCGGCTAACGCAAACGTCCACCGGTCAAGTCGTCAACTACGCCGGGGGCCGTGGCGGGCTGGGCGGGCGCCGTCTAAGCACCGGCCCGGCATCCGGCGCGGCGGGCGGTGGCGTTGGCGCGGGCCGCGGCGGCGACGGCGGCGCGTACCAGTCGGCGGGTAGCGCAGGCTCCTACGCCACCGGAACCGACGTGCCTGCTGGCTACACTCGCGTCAATCGCGCTGGCGGCGCAGGGGGTGTAGCAGGCTCGCGCGGTAATACGGAGCGCGGCAGCGACGGCGCACCAGGTGTGCAGGGCGTGGCCATCGAGGGTGCAGCGTCAGTAACGATCGCTGCGCAAGGAACAATTTCAGGGAACATGAGCTGATGGCAACTATCAAATTCCGCATCGTAGATACCGTCCCGGCGGAGCGACAAATCATCGTCCGATTTTTCAGTGAAGTGCTGACCGAATCGGAGCTTGGCGCTCGCGCACAGTACGCGATCTCGCTGCCCATCCCAGCCCCTGAGGGCGATGCCCTGCGGGCGCTCATCATGGACTACTGCCCGGTCGAATGGTTCGAGACCATGCACCGTGTGCGCGATCCGAGCACGCCGACGCCGATGCCCCTGGTGGCAATCGGTCAGGTGATCGATGGCACGGCGCCACTGGTCGAGCCCACGCTCGACGAGCTGCGCGCTGCGAAGACCGCCGAGATCAACGCCTGGCGCGCCAGCGCGAACTTGTCGACCTTCCCGTACGCTGGCAAGCTGTTCTCGTGCGACACCGTATCGCGCTCTGATATCGACGGCGTGGCCAACCACATCGGTCTGTTCGGCACATTCCCGGACGGCTTCCCCGGCGCCTGGCGCGCGGTGGATAACTCGATGTACCCGCTGCCCGACGTCGACGCATTCCGTGCACTGTTTGCCGGCATGGCGGCGCAGGGCACCGAGAACTTCAACTATTCGCAGCGCCTGAAAGCTCAGCTGGATCTCGCCACCACGCAGGAAGAAATTGCGGCAGTCGTATGGTGACCGATTGAACGGCCCCGACGCGCTCACCGGCGCGCCGACCTCACAGACCCAGCCCGCTTCGGTGGGTTTTTTTACGCCCATCGAAAGGCAGCAATGAGCATCAGCAATATCACCCCGCAGGAAGTCGGCAGCTACGCCGGCGCCGCAGTAGCGGTCGCCACATCCCTGACCCTGACGCAGTTCGGCGTCATCGTCGGCATCATCACCGCGCTGCTGACGTTGGGGCTGAACGCCTGGTATACGCGGGAACGGAACACGCGCGAGCGGGAGCAGAACATCCGCGAGCAGATGCTGGCCGACATCGAACGCCAGTTGGCCGATCTGGAGCGACGCGAACGGGAGCTGCGCCTCGAGCAGCTGCTCGTGAAACTGCAGGCCCCGGAGCCGACGCAGTAATCCTCAACCCATCTAGCGTCGGCACCACCGGCGCGCAACCAGAAAGGCTCATCGTGAATTTCATCGAAGACGCACGCAAGCAGTTCCCGAAACTCTGGTCGGTACGCTTCGCGCTGTTGGCCGCCGTCGCCTCGGCCATCGAGGCCGGCATGCACCTGTACGCCAGCGGCACCGCGCCCATCCTAGTGGTGGCCGCTGGCCTGACCTCGCTCGGCGCCGCGATCGCGCGCGTGGTGGCGCAACCGGCGCTGACCGGCAATGGTTAAGGGCACGCCAACCCAGCGGCGCGGCCTGGTCGCGCTGGTCGGCGCCGTGGCCGCGACCGCGCTGCTCAGCTTCACGCCGGCGTTCGAAGGCACAGAGCTGTCCACCTACCGCGACATGGGCGGCGTGCTCACGTACTGCACCGGCGCCACGGAGAACGCGGCCTGGGGCAAGACGTATTCGCCAGCGCAGTGCCGCGCCCAGCTCGACCGCGACCTGGAGCGGCACGCCGCCGGCATCGCCACATGCATCCCGCTCGCGCGCCTGACCGATGGCCAGAAGGTTGCCATGGTCGATGTCGCCTACAACATCGGCGTGGCCGGGTTCTGCGGATCGAGCATGGCGCGCAAGACGAACGCGGGCGACATGGTCGGCGCGTGCAATGCATTACTGCTGTGGAACAAAGTTGGCGGCAAGGAAGTGCGCGGGCTCACGCGCCGGCGCCAGGCTGAGCGCGAGCTGTGCCTGAAAGGACTGCAGTGATGGCGCAAATCTCGAAAAAACTCCGCAGCTTGGCAGATGGTAGTCTGGCCTTCTGGTGCCCTGGCTGCAATGAAGCTCACCGCGTCGGTGTAGGCGAGGGCGCCGGTCCGCGCTGGGGGTATAACGGCAATGCGGATGCCCCAACATTCTCACCTTCAGTTCTGGTGCGTAGCGGGCACTTCGTCCCTGGGCACGATGCGCGAGCCTGCTGGTGCACATATAACATCGAGCATCCGGGTGAGCCTGACCCCTTCACGTGCGCCTGCTGCCATTCGTTCGTGACCGACGGCCGCATCCAGTTCCTCGACGATTGCACGCACGCGCTCGCTGGCCAGACGGTCGATCTGCCGGATTGGGGGCAACCATGATCCCGGTCCAGTACCGCGCGCTTGCGGCCGGCCTGGCGCTGCTGCTGGCAATGGCCCTAGCCGGCGCCGCCGGCTGGTTCACGAACGGCTGGCGGCACGGCGCCGAGATCGCCGAGCTGCAGCGCGCGCACTCCGAGTTCCGCGCCACGCTGTCCGAGGCGGCGCTCGCCGACGTCCAGGCCGACGCTGCGGTTATCCGCGCGGCGGCCACCGAGTTCGCAACTATTCAATCCACCCTGGCGCCGCGCATGACGGCGCTCACCAAGGAGCTGCGCAATGCGAAACCTCTGCCTGCTGATTGCCGTCCTGACGCTGACAGGGTGCGCAACCTCGACGCCGCAATCGATGCCGCCAACAAAAGCATCCCTCGATAGCGCGCTGGCGGCGCCGTGCCCGGTGGTCGAGCGCCCGGCCGCACCCGACTACGATGTGTGGCAGGCCTGGGCGATCGAGCTGCTTGGCCAGTATGCTATTTGCGCTGCGCGTCACGCGAAGACGGTTCAGGCTTGGCCGAAGTAGGGCAGATATCTCCGCCTGTTCACTAGTGATAGATAATGTGCGAACTCTATCGTTGAAGCGAAGCGCCAATGGAACTGGTGGGAATTTTTTTAGTTGCCCTATACGTCCTGCCAATCGGTTTTGCCGTGTGCACGTGGCATTACCCAATTGACCCTTTGGCCGGAATCTTCTTTTCCCACATCCCGTTGGCCGGCGGCGCGTGGTTGGCAAGTAACATTAGTGCTGGGTGGCTCACGGGGCTAATTCTGGCGGCGTCGGCATTAGCGTATTACGCGGCATGGTACGTGGCCTGCGATAGCTTTAGATCCTTTTTACTTCGCCTTGTGGGACTGGAGGCAGCACCAACGTCAAAGCGAAGAAAAACTCGCCCCAATCGGCGATCAAACTGAACGAAGATCTACGCCTCAGCCGCGCCCGCCGCCCGGATAATGGCCCGGCGAGTGGCGGCACCGGCGTCATTGCCGTGCTGCTCGCTGACCAACTCCGAATTGCGGCCCATCACGTGCGTGTCCTGCTCGCGTATGTATATCTCAAGTCGGCGCCTCACGGCCAGGTCAAGCGCATCGCCGCTGAACATGAGCGGATTCCAGCTGTGTACGACCGGGCCGTCGGCAAAGTGAAGGTTGACATAGCCCTCGCCATCAACCACTTCAACTTGCACAGCGCCGATCGCGCGCGCCGCCCGCTCCAGTAGCGCAAGGTCGGCCGCCGGAATGTCGACCCTCGGCGGCGCCGGCAGTTCGTCTAGGTCGTC